AACAAAGATTCGGGGTGCTAGAGATATGAAGTTTACTAGTGCTATGAATTGGGATACTTTACGTATTAGTCCTCAGTCAGTTGAACAGCCGACTAAAGAAGAAAAAGATTCAAAGAAACATAAACCAAAGAAAGAAGGAACGGGTGAGAATCCTGTGGATACTCCCTGGAATTAAATGAGCGACGCTAGAACTGTAGAGACTCTTTTAATAGAGCATAATATTGCATATAGGAACTCGGGTAAAGATTTTGTTACCACTTGTTTTAATCCAGAGCATAATGACTCCAATCCTAGCTTTAGAATTGATAGGTTTACTGGTGTAGCACATTGCTTCTCCTGTGGATTCAAAACGAATATATTCAAGTTCTATGGTGTATCCTCTAACAATGCTTCTGTACGAGTAGCAAAACTTAAAGAAAAGCTACGCGTGTTAAATGAGAATACAAACGGATTGGAACCATTAGAGGGTACAATTCCTTTTAATGGTGTTCATCGTAATATTAGTTCTCAGACACTAAAGCATTTTGGTGCGTTTAAAACTGATAAAGTTACTGGTATGGAAGATAGAATTATCTTTCCTATCAAAGATGTCAGAGATAAAGTAACAGCTTATGTAGGTAGACACTTAATTCAATCTAATAAGGTTAGGTATATGACATACCCGCCTAATTGCCTACTAACCCTATACCCTACTAGAATGCCAGAGAAGTTCTATTCCATTATTCTAGTGGAGGGACTTTTTGACCTACTTAATCTTTGGGATAAAGGAATACATAATGTAGTATGTACATTTGGTACAGATGGTCTATTAAATAATACAGCAGAAAAACTACTACCATATAAAGCTGCTGGTATCTCTAAAATATTCATTATGTATGATGGAGATGAACCGGGACAAAAAGCAGCAGCTAAACTACTGCCAATAATTGAAGAATGTGGCTTCATAGTAGAAAATCTGAAACTACTAGAAGATATGGATCCTGGTGATTTGGATCAAGAAGCTGTCAATCAAACAAGAGAATATACTAAATGAAAATAGCAATTATTGACAAACAACCAAGTAAAGTAGACTATTCAAAGTATTTCGACTTTGAGTATGAATTGTTCCATATGAGTTCAATTCCTATTACTAAGTTACTCAAAAAGGATGTTGATCTCGAATTTGATCACACAGAGTTTGACTTTGTAATTCTAGTTGGTAGTGAGGCCGCTAAAGAATACGCTAAAGTAACTAGCATCACTAATATGGCTGGGCATCTTATTAATGAGAAGTTCATTTGTATTAGTAATCCCGCAATGCTTTATTTTAAGCCAGAGGGAAAGCCTGCATTTGAACAGTCAGTTACTAAGATCAAAGGCTATATTAATGGTACACTAAAATCTACTAAAGTTGATGGTAATTACCTAGGTATTCTTAATACAGACAAAGCTATCAAATTCCTACAAGAAGTATTAGATAATGCGCAGGGATTTGTAGCAATGGATACTGAAACAACTTGTCTATACCCTAGAGATGGGTATGTACTAGGTATTTCTATTAGTTATAAATCTAAACATGGTGCGTATATTAGTACGGATTGTTTAGATGAAACATGTATGGATTTACTAAAATTAATTATTGATAGCTTCTATATTGTATTCCACAATATGAAGTTCGACATTAAGATGATTGAGTATCATACAGACCTACGTTTTGATCGCACTAGAGTACATGATACTATGGTAATGCATTACTGTCTAGATGAAAACGATCAGCACGGTCTTAAAGCATTAGCTCTAAAACACACAGATTATGGTGACTATGATTCAGAATTAGATGAGTTTAAGAAAGCATATTGTGGTAAACATGGAATGCTTCAAGAAGAGTTTACTTATGACCTAATCCCATTTGAAATCATTAGTAAGTATGCTGCAATTGATACTGCTGTAACGATTGATCTATTTCATAAATTCTGGCCAGTAGTACAGAAGAATGTGAAGTTACTTTGGGTTTATAATAACCTTCTTATTAATGGTACACTATTTCTAATGGATATGGAAGAAGTAGGTATTCCTATTGATAAAGATCGTATGCAAGCCGCTGAAAATTATTTGACCCTAGAGATAGAGCGAGCTAAGAAAGAAGTTTACGAGTACAAAGAAGTGCAGGACTTTCAGCAAGATGCAGGAATCGTGTTTAACCCAGGTTCTGTACAACAACTACGGAAAGTGCTTTTTGACTATGTCAAATTGAGTCCTACTGGTAAGAAAACTGCTACTAAAAAGGATTCTACAGATGCGGAGGTACTTGAAGAGTTATCAGAATTCCACCCACTACCTGCAGCCATCCTTAAAGTTAGGCAACTAACTAAAATCAAGAACACTTACATTAGTAAGATTTTACCAGTAATTAATAGGGATAGCAGGGTACGTACTAATTTTAACCTAGTGTTCACTAGCTCTGGTAGGTTATCAAGTTCTGGTACATTTAATGCCCAACAGCTACCTAGGGATAACTCAGTAGTAAAGTCGTGCCTAAAAGCACCTAAGGGATACAAGTTAGTATCTCAGGACTTAAAAACTGGTGAGGTATACTATGCAGCAGTACTTAGTGGGGATAAGAATTTACAAAAAGTTTTTATTGATGGTGGAGACTTTCACTCTGCTATTGCTAAGTCAGTGTTTGATATTGAATGTGATGTATCAGAAGTCAAGAAATTGTTTAAGGGTTTGAGACAGGCAGCCAAAGCAATTACATTTAGTATTTTGTACGGGGCGGGTCCAACTAAGGTAGCAGACACAGTATCTAAGGAAACTGGTGAATATTATGGATTAGATAGAGCAAAAGATGATATTAAGGCTTATTACACAAAATTTAATAAGCTAAAAAATTGGTTAAAAGCCCGAGAGGACTTTATCAGAACCAATGGATTTACATACTCTTTCTTTGGCAGAAAACGTAGACTAGTAAATGTCTTTAGTAGTGATAAAGGAATAGCAGCACATGAAGTTCGCTCAGGAATTAACTTTGAAGTACAGTCACTTTGTAGTGATATTAACCTATTGGCCGCAATGGACACCGCTAATGAGTTAAAGCAAAAGAATTTAGATGCTAATATATTTATGTTAGTACATGATAGTATTGTAGCCTTAGTAAGGGAAGACCTAGTAGAAGAGTACTGCGAAATAGTTGGCAGAAATACTCAAAAAGATAGGGGTTGTAGTATTCCAGGATGTCCTATTGGAATTGATCAAGAAATAGGAGACGACTATAGCTTCGGGCACTTTGAAGAGCAGTACAATTTAGATAATGGAGTACTAACTAGGAAATAAAATTTAGTACTTGACACAACATTGGTAATATGTTATAATATATTCATAAACACGAAATTGTTCGTGAAATTAGAAAGCATATTAAAATGACAAACTATGAAAAGCTAGTTGCTAAAGGTTGTATATTTCCTACTTGGATTAATGCAAATGAAATGATTCAGGCCCTACTAACCTTAGAGGGACCTGAATTATACACATTTTTTGGATATAATGATACTACATCATGCTCTAAATTCTTAGGTAAGTTTATACCTGGTAAACCTAAGTCTGTTCGTTATAATAAGTATGTACAGGAGTTATTACTATGACTTGTGGTATATACTGTCTTTATTTTGAGTGTGATGATGGACAATACTATATTGGTGAATCTTCTAATATAGAAAAGAGATATAGAGAACACTGTAATGATTTAGTAGGTAATAGACATGATAATTACTTACTGCGTAAATACTATACTACTTTAGGGCTACCGTCTATTTCCATAGTAGAAATAACTAGTAGTGATAACTTAAAATTAAGAGAAGTACATTGGATTAAAGAATTTGATTCATTTTATAATGGTATGAACCTAACTAAAGGTGGTGACGGATGCGGATTCGGTGAAGATCACCCAAGTTCAGAATATAAAAAAGAAGCATATGTAAAGGTGCTAAACTTACTGGCTTGTACTAATAAGTCTGCAAAAGAAATATCTGAGGAAACCAAAGTATCCTATAATGTAGTAATACAAATATCTATAGGTAAAACACATGCATACTTAAAAAATGAGTTTCCAATAGAATATGCAAAAATGCTTGCTAAGGTAGGTACTAGAAAACGAGGTACAGTATCAAATCTTTCAGACTATACATTAAAGACCATTTTAGATCTTCTAGTATATAGCGCTATGTCTCAGAAAGACATAGCGGACCAAGTAAAGGTACCATTACATACAGTTAAATCTGTATGTATAAGTACTTCACATACAGATTTAAAAGAAAAATACCCAATTGAGTATGAATTACTTTTAAATAAACAAAGTAGTAGCTGTTATACAAAAATTAAACGACCAAAACTACTATCTCCAGAAAAGCAAATATTTGATGTAGGCACTAATGTAAGTCTTTTCTGTAAAAATAATGGGTTAGACCAACGAGCAATATCGGCAGTATTACTAGGTACTAGACCTCAACACAAAGGCTGGAAAGTATATAATGAACTCAGTTGAGCTAAGTTCAATATCCTATCCCGTATTCAAACTTCCTAGTATGCCTAATGTAGAAGATGGAGTCATTTTCTACTATTCGGAAACTGAGAAAGACTATGTAACAAGTGCTAAACTATCTATAGTGGATGATGCTAATATTAAAGGTGAAACTCTAGCTGCTCGTCGTCTTCAACTTCTAGCAGAAGGTGTTTCACTATTTAAGTTTAGACACGCGATATTCTTTTTAGGTGACCTAATAAAGGCGGCGCATCCTAAAGTCTATTTTATAGACTCTAATGGTAGACTATTTAACTATAAGAAAACAACCAGTGTACATCTAAAATTCTATAAGATTGATAAGATATTTCCTATACCAACAGGTGGTGCAGTTATATCAATAGAAGGTATGTCTAGTAGGTTTAAAGTTTTGCATACTCCTAGTGAGACAGTAAAATGTGCTGGATTACTACATACTGGTGTAGCTACAATTTTATATGGTTTATATGATTACATACCAGAAAATACAAGAAGGATGATTTAATGGCTAAAGCAATTCTAAGTAATAGAATCTACCTTGACACTACAACTGAACTACAGAATAAACTAAAAAATGCTTTAACATATAAGATTAAGAAGCCGCCACGTCCGGGAATGACACACTTCTCACAGTTTGATATTATTAAGAACTATAAGCTACTACCTAAGGGAGTGATGTCTATACCTATTGGTAGACTAGACCTAATACCAGATCATTATGAGATAGTAGATAAGCGTATTGTAGATGATATGCCATTTCCTACACCACTATTGAATCTACGTGGTAGTCAGGTAGATATTTATAATGATGTAACTGGTTCATGTTTTATTAACGCTATGGTAGGATTCGGAAAAACTTTTCTAGCGTTACACCTAGCAGCTAAGCTAAAACAGAAAACACTAATAGTATGTCATAATACTATGCTTCGTGACCAATGGATTGAGGAAGTGAAAAAACTATATGGAATGGATTGTGGCGTTATTGGTAGTGGTCGCTTCGACATTGACCATGTTATCGTTATCGGAAATATCCAGACACTTACAAAAGAGTTACCTAATATTGCTAAGGAGTTTGGTACTGTTATTGTGGATGAGTGTCATCACGTTACTGCTACAACCTTTTCTACCTTTCTCGATGGTATGTACGCTAAGTATAAGATAGGCTTATCTGGTACTATGAATCGTAAAGATGGTAGGCATATACTATTCAAAGACTTCTTTGGTAGTGAACTACATCAACCTCCACAAGAAAATACACTTACTCCTAGAGTACGTATTGTACGAACTGGTGTAGGTTTATCAGAAGGAGATCCTTGGGCTGTTAAGATTAATAAACTTTTATATGATCCTGATTACCAGGAGCTGATAGCTATTATAGCCGCTAAAGAGATAGCCGAGGGTCACAAGGTACTTATTATTGCAGATCGTGTAGAATTTTTACAAAAAGTAGGAGAACTAATTGGTGAAGAATGTGTGTGCATTGTTGGCGAAACAACCTTTGAACAACGTGTCGAACTCAAAAGACAAATCGAAGATGGTGAAAAGAGCTGCATTGCTGGCTCCCGTCAGATCTTCTCAGAAGGAATCTCCGTAAATATTCTTAGCTGTGTTATTTTAGCTGCTCCGATTGCCAATGATTCTCTGCTAGAGCAAATTATTGGTCGTATTATGCGTCAGTGTGAAGGAAAGCTATCTCCACTAGTGATAGACCTTAATTTTAGTAGTCCTAGTGATAGGAAGCAGAATCGTATGAGGCATTCCTTCTACGAGAGGAAAGGATGGGACATTGAAGTTTAACTATAAAAAGATGTTAAATTTTACACTTGCGAGTATTCTCCAATAGTGTTATAATTATTGCTTAAAAGGAAAATTCTATGATCTTTTTCAGCATGAAAACATTAGAGGAGCAGTCATCATGTAATAATGAAAAAATGTTTGCGCTACTAACTCATCATTACAACAAGAAAACAATTCCTAGTAAATGGGATAAGTTTCCTCCATCAAGAGTACCGTTACACGGTAACTCTTACCTACTAAATCCTAGAGAACTACTAGTTGATAAAAGTACTGATATTTTGTATAAAGTTCAGTATCTAAAACTAGCAGCATTTAGAGACTTCTTACTGTATAAACAGTATAAATACAAAGCGTTAGACACAAGTTTCTATCCAGACCTTAATTGGACTGCTATTAAACACAATCCTCTGTTAATTATTAGTCCTACAGAGATTAAATTTAAATATGAGGAGAAGGTATGACTTGCGGAATTTATATATTAGTATTTGAAGGAACAGATAAAGTATATATTGGTCAGTCTAAAAATGTAGAAACTAGGTATAATTCACATATATTTATGTTTCGTAATAATAGAGCTGCTAGTAAGTTACAGGAGGCGTATAACTTATATGGTACACCTACTATGAGCATATTAGAGGTATGTTCATCGGAGGAACTAAATAAAAATGAAACTTTCTATATTAAAGAGTTTGATTCCATAGAGAATGGGTTTAATAGTCTTGCTGGTGGAGCGATAAACTCTGGTCTAACTGGAGATAAACATGGTAGGTCAAAGTATTCTAATAAACAGATACTAGAAGCTATTGACTTATTAATTAAATATCCTAATATTTCGTATGAAATATTAGGGGAAGCATGTGGTGTATCATATAGTATGCTTAGACATATAGCTGCTGGTGAGAACCATACTTGGGTGGGTATTGAATACCCTGATATATATAAAGAGCTAATGAAATTAAAAGGTAATAGACCACGTAGAAAACTATAGATGGTAATACAGTAGAATTGACTACCTACTGTAGTAATTGTAGTCACATTTAAACTAGAAAGAAATATATGGCACTTAATTTTAAAAACACCAAGGGTAAAGCACAAAAATCCTCACACGAAGCCTTCGTGTTCAAGGATGGTGAGAATACTTTGCGTATGATTGGGGATATTCTTCCTCGCTACGTTTACTGGGCTAAAGCAGCTAATGGTAAGCAAATTCCTCTGGAATGCTTAGCTTTTGATCGTAATGAAGAAAAGTTCAATAACAAGGATAAAGATATTGTTCAGGATTTTTACCCAGATCTAAAGTGCTCATGGGCGTATAGCTGCAACTGTATTGCTACGGTAGACGGTGTAAAGAAAGTAGTTGTATTTAACATGAAGAAAAAACTGTGGGAACAAATTTGTTCTGCTGCAGAGGACCTCAGTCTTGACCCTACGGACTATGATGAAGGGTTTGATATTGTTTTCAAGAAAGCAAAAACTGGCCCACTAGCATTCAATGTGGAATACACTCTTAGCCAGCTTAAACTGAAGAAACGCGCTCTTACTCAAGAAGAACGTGATCTTGCAGACGCTGCAATGAGTATTGATGAAAAGACTCCGCGTCCTACTACTGCTGACATTCGCGCTTTGATCGAGCGTATGTCTAAAGGAAGTGAGGAAGAAACAGCTGATGAAGCTGGTGTAGACAAAGAAGCCGTAAACGAGCTTTAATTAATTTAGCCGCTAGAGGTTTTGCTTCTAGCGGCTTTTTACCTAGAAAAACTATGAAAATACTTTTCACAGCGGATATTCATATAAAGCTCGGACAAAAGGGGGTACCTATTGCTTGGGCTAAAAGTAGGTATAAACTACTTATTGAACAGATTATGCAGGTAACTGTTCCCGCAGATATGCTAATTGTAGGCGGTGATTTCTTTGATAAAATTCCTAATATGGAAGAACTAGAAATCTACTATGATTTTGTAGCTAATTGTTCTCTACCTACTCTAGTATATCCAGGCAACCACGAAGCTTTAAAGAAAGATACAACTTTCTTTACACATTTGAAACGAGTTACTAAGCTATTGAATCCTTTCGTAACAGTTATAGATGATTATACTACATATGCTAAACCAGACGATGAACTAACACCTATCTTTGATATTATTCCGTATAATAAGCTAAAAGATTTTGAGAAAAATGGTAATACTAAATTAGTAGCTCCTATTCTATTCACACATGTACGTGCAGAAATCCCTCCCCATGTTAAACCAGAAGTTGACCTTAGCATCTTTGATAAATGGAACGTGGTACTGGCCGGCGATTTACATAGTTATGATAACTGTCAACGTAATATCTTATATCCAGGATCTCCCCTTACTACTTCGTTTCATAGGACTAATGTTGATACTGGTGTTATCATGTTTGATACTGATACGATGGAGCATGAGTTTATTAAATTAAAATTACCTCAGCTTATTCGTAAAACAATTAAAGCAGGCGACCCTATGGTGGCGACTGAATTTGACCACACAGTTTACGAGATTGAAGGCGATATGTCAGAATTAGGTAATATTGAGGATAACGATCTTATTGACAAAAAAGTAGTTAAACGTGAATCTGACACGGCTCTAATTCTAGAAGATAGTATGACATTACAAGAAGAAGTGCAAGAGTATCTTTTATATGTACTAAACCTTGACCAGCCTAGTGTAGATGCGGCAATCAATCTACTAAATAATAACATGAATAGAATAGATGATTAAATTTACAAAATTAACATGGAGCAATGCCTTTAGCTATGGAGAGAGCAATACCTTAGACTTAGCTTCAAGTACCCTAACTCAGCTACTAGGTAAAAATGGAAATGGTAAAAGCTCAATAGCGTCTATTATTGAAGAAGTACTATTTAATACTAACTCTAAAAAGATTAGAAAATCTGATATTCTTAATAGATACGTAAAAGCTAAAAGCTATGCTATCAGTATAGAATTTGAAAAAGACGGCGTACCTTATACAGTCACCACAAACAGAGGGTCTACTAGTACAGTAAAATTACTTTGTGGAAAAACTGATATTTCTAATCATACTGCAACTGGTACGTATAAGCAGATTGAGAATCTGTTAGGGTTTGATCATAAGACTTTTAGTCAGATTGTATATTTAAGTAATGTATCCTCTTTAGAATTCCTAACTGCTACGGATTCAGCTAGAAAGAAGTTTTTAATTGATCTACTTAATCTAGGTAAGTACACTAAAGCACTAGAAGTATTTAAAGAGCTTGCTAGTGGTATGTCTAAACAGGTAGATGCTGCTAATACTAAGATAGCAACTATTACTAGTTGGTTGTCTAAATATGAAAAAGAAGATTTATCTGAGTGGGAATTAGAGGAAGAAACTCCCGACCCTAGGGGTATGCGAGATTTAGTATTTTCTACTACTAAAGAATTGGAATCTATAGAAGCTACTAATAGAAAAATTACTCAGAATAATACATATAAGTCAATACTGTCCGGATTAGATATTAGCGGAAACTTACAGAAGCCAGATACTAGTGAACTAACTACCTTAAAAGTACTAGTTGAGACTATTAAGAAGGAGCTTACTGAAGGTGCAAAGCTAAGTAGTAAGCCTAGTACTAAAACTATTCCGTGTCCTACCTGCCACCAAGAAATGGATAACTCTGTAATGTTTACTAGAGTTATTAATTTTGAGAAGAAGAAACCTATTCTAGAAGAGCAGCGTAATATTGCTTTAATAAAGATTGCAGACATAGAGACAGCACTTACTAAGTGGCAGGCATACGATAAAAAACTACAAGAGTGGGAAAAGTACTACGCTCTTGTAGATAATGATATGCCTACTACTATATTAGATAAGGCATCTATGGAAAAAGAAATTGCTGGGTATACTAAGTCCATACTAGCCTGTGAAAAAGCAATACAAGAAACACGTCGTAAAAATAAACTAGCGACAGAACATAACTCTAAGGCTAAAGTTATTAAAGAACAATTACAAGATATGCGTAATGACTTAGCTAGTTTAACTGAAGAAGTTAAATTACATATGTCTGAGCTTAGTAACTTACAGGTTCTGGTAAAAGCATTTAGTAATACCGGCCTAGTGGCGTACAAAATAGAGTGCTTAGTCAAGGATTTAGAAGATCTAACTAATGAGTACTTAGCTATTTTAGCTGGTGGAAGATTTCAACTAAGTTTTAAAGTAGTATCGGATAAGTTAAATGTCGTCATTACAGATAATTCTAGGGATATTGATATCGTTGCTTTGTCTTCTGGTGAGCGTGCCAGAGTTAACATATCTACTTTGCTCGCTATCCGAAAGCTCATGCAGGCTTTGTCAAATAGCAGAACAAATCTCCTTATACTTGACGAAACAATTGAATCACTTGACGCAGAGGGTAAAGAGAAGCTAATTGAAATTCTTTTAGAGGAAGAGTCTTTAAACGTATTCTTAGTAAGTCATGGTTTTAGTCACCCTTTACTAGAGAAGATTAGTGTAGTTAAGGAAAATAACATATCGAGGTTAGAATGATTTTAATTGATAAATTATATGCTAATAAAGGAAGGCTATGTGATATAGTACGTACAACTAGCATTGAGTATGATGATGGACAGAAAGTAGTAAAGTTTACTAGGATCGAAAAAGATAAAGCATATCAATTACCTATTGAAATGTTTATTAAAAATTTTGAGGAGATACCTAGTGGTTACAAGTAATACTAAGGGCGCGTATGGGGAAACCGTCATACGCGATAAATTGCGCCAACTAACAGGATTACAGTTCGAGCGGGTGCCTTCAAGCGGTGCACTTGACCCTAAGCACGGACTTAAAGGAGACTTATATTTATCTGGAATTAATAACGTCTATGCAATAGAATGTAAAAACTATGAAGACGATCATCTTACTAGTAAAGTTCTTTCTGGTAAAAACCCTAAGTTACTAGAATTCTGGGAACAAGCTATGCGTCAGGGCCATCAAGTTAATAAAAAACCACTCTTGATTTTTAAGTTTGATCGTAGTAAAATATTTGTTGCATATGAAGAAATTCCGAATACAGTAGATAATGTATTTATTAGTGTAGGAACAAATCAATTTTATGTATCATTACTAGAAGATTGGATTAAACAAGAGAACCCTAAATTTACATGAAAACATTTATAACCACTGTCAAGTATAATAAATTTACTGCTTGACAGAGATTGTAAAATCTGTTAAAATATATTCTTTAAGGAGAATATTATGCATAACAATATAGGTATCTATAAATTAGAGTTCATAGATAAAACATATTACATAGGCCAATCACTAAATTTAAAAAGTAGACTAAAAGATCACTACAGAATGCTATTAGATGGTAACCATCATAGCTATAAAGTACAGAATGCTTACATACGTACTGGTACGTTACCTATACATAGTATAATTCAGTATTGTGAAGTATCTGAACTAGATGCTATCGAAACTAAGTATATAAAGTTAGATGACCCTTTATGCCTAAATATAAAAGGTGGCGGAGATAGTAATCATGGTATTAATGCACCTACTGCCAAGTACCTAACTTCTGATATAGAAACGGCTTTCTTTATTCTTGTAGACAATCCCGGAGTAAAGCACAGTTATGTAGCCGATTTCGTAGGTATAGATATTAACACTGTACATGATATTAGTGCTGGAAGAGGTAGAGTTTATACAGAACTTAGTAAAATATACCCAGAAAAGTACTCTAAGCTACTAAGTATAAAAGCACATAATACTAGAGGTAAAAATACTGTGGTATTAAGATATGTAGATGGAACAGAAGTTACACTAGTAACTGGTCAGTATATGGACTTTTGCAGAAAGTATGGGGTACAATCTAGTAACTTATCTAAAGTTATAAATGGAAGCCGTAAAGCAACAATGGGGTGGTCATTAGTAGAAACATATGAAAACATTCAGTAAAATAACCGAAGTAGGTAATAATCTACTTCTTGTAGATGGTCTTAATATGAGCTTCTCTTTTAGAGGTATGACAGACTATTATAAAAAATATTTAGACATGATAAATAGTCTAAAAAGATCGTATAAAGCTGATAAAGTTATTATATGTGTTGATAAGGGTAGCTCCTCTTATCGAAAAGGTATATATCCTATATATAAACAGAATAGAAAAGATAAACAGGATGCTCAAACTGAACAAGAACGTAAAGAATTTGAAGAATTTTTTAGAAGCTTCGAAGAATCTTTAGTTTATGTAGCAGAAAATTCTGACTACCCTATTCTAAGGTATCATGGTATTGAAGCAGATGACTCTATTGCGTATATATGCTCTAAGTATAAAAATTTAGGAAAAGATCATATATGGATAGTAAGTTCTGACCGAGATCTTAACTTATTGATTGACGAAGGTGTATCTCAGTTCAGTTATGTAACAAGAAAAGAATTCACAATAGACAACTGGGATAAACATTACGACTGTACGCGAGATGAATATATTAGCATAAAAGTATTGACTGGTGATACCGGAGATAATATCAATGGCGTTCCTGGTATTGGCCCAAAGCGCGCGTTACAGCTAGTACAAGACTATGGTAGTACTTATGATATTATTGCCTCCTTGCCTATTAGTAGCAAGTATAAGTACATTGATGCACTTAACAAGTTCGGTGCCGAAAATCTAATGCTAAACTATAAGTTAATGGATTTAGTTACATATTGTGAAGAAGCTATAGGAGAAGAAAATTGCTTGAAAATAGACCAAGTGCTAAAGAACTATTTAAACTAGATATTAAGAAGTTAATGCACTTTTATGATGTAGATAATCTAATGGATCTAGCTAGAGTGCAGGCTTACCATATTGAAAGGATGCAATCAAAATTATATGAAGAAAATAACTACTATGGAATGAGAAATAAATGATAATAGAAAAAGATATAGATATTAGTGGACTTAGCCCCGGTAGTCGTAAAAAAGTTAGTATATCTTGTGATTCTATGCGTAATCCTAAATGTTTACGCGTATTTACAAGGGAATGGCGATCTGTAGTTATTCAAAGAAAAAGAATCGGAGATAAAGATTACTGTATGTTCTGTCAAAAAACAGAGGAATATACTGGTAGAGGAAATCCTAATACTAAGTACTTTTTTGATGATAATTTATTATCTAATATAGATACACCAGAAAAAGCGTATTTACTAGGATGGATTGCTAGTGATGGTAATATTGAACATAATAAAATTACTATATCGGTTAGAGATTACGATATAGACGTACTTATAAAACTAAGAAATATTGTTGATAGAAGTATACCTATCGCTGAGACTAGCCATAATATGCTAAGTCTAACTATATGTTCTAGTAATATGGCTCTATCATGTATTAAACATTTAGGTATTAATAGTTTTGGCAAAAAAGATACTAATGTATTATATCCAAATATTACTGAAGAGCTGGATCAGTATTTTATTAGAGGGTACTTTGAAGGAGATGGTAGTGTTTGCTTAAAAAATGGTAGTATACCTAGAGTAAATATAACTTCAAATTCAAAAAGTATGCTAAATAGTATTACTACTATTGTAAAATTAGGTAATATATATGGTAATCAGTGGCAAACTAGTGCTGGAAGTGATGCTATTAGCTTTTTAAAATTTATATATATTGATAATCTACACCTAGCACTAGATAGAAAATTTGAACTATTTAGTAAATATGAGGATTGGGTACCAAGTTTGTCTGGTAGTGGTACATACACTAATCTAGAAATTCCTACAGGTATTATTAAGTTTAATAAGTCTAGGGATGATGCTATTTTACCTAAAATAACTGATATTAATGCAAGTGGTATTGACTTAACTATTATTGAAAAAGTAAAAGACTTTGATAATACTACAGCGTTATACACTACAGGTATTAAAGTTAAACCACCAGAAGGGTACTACTTTATGCTAGTAGGGCGCAGTAGTATAAGTAAATCTGGATATTCGCTAGCTAATGGGATTGGAATTATAGATGAAAACTATATAGGTGAAATATTAGTACCATTACGCAGACATACAGAAACTAAGTTAGAATTACCAAATAGACTAGTGCAACTAGTCCTACTACCTAAGCTAAATTTTGATTTTGTAGAGGTATCTTCTCTAGAAGATACAGCTAGAGGTACTGGTGGATTTGGATCAACTGGAGCTTAATATGAATGAAATAGAACTAAAAGTAGCGGAAGCAATCAAAGAATTAGTTCGTTTGCTTATTCCAATGGCAGGTACTCATGATGAAAAGCATGATTCAGAAGAAGCATTAGATACTCTACGATCTAATCTAATTAAGGCAGTGGGTCGTAGAGTTATTAAAGGAATGAATTAATGGTAAGTACACGCGCACAGATTATAACCCGTAGAACATATAATAGGCCCATTAATGAAGAAGGTACAGTATTTGAAACTTGGGAGGATACTGTAAATAGGGTTATTTCACACCAACAATGGCTGTGGGAAAGAGCACTAACTCATAAGAAAATGCCTGAAATGCCTTTGCATGATATTACTGAGGATATGACAGAATGGTCAGAATTATCTGACCCTCAGGTATCAGAACTAATGGAACTTCATGACCTGATCCTAGAGCGTAAAGTTTGTGTAGCCGGACGAACTTTATGGTTAGGTGGTACAGCAATTGGTAAGAGTGTAGAACTTAGTCAGTTTAACTGTGCCTTCATTAAAGTAGTTACCGTACATGATATGGTAGATCTATTTTGGGGATTGCTAAATGGTGCTGGAGTAACAGGACTGCCAGAAGTTGGTACTTTGACAGGTTTTAGAAAACGTATCCCTAAGATTGAGATTATTCGTACTAAACGTCTTCCAAATGAAAAAGGCCCAGAACATAACTCAGAGTCCTGGGACCCTAGTACAGATACTTGGACAATTAAAGTGGGCGATTCTGCTAGAGCATGGGCTAAGTCTATTGGTAAATTGCTTGCCTGTAAGTATCCTGCTAAAAAACTAGTACTAGACTTCTCTCAGATTAGGGGTGCTGGTGCCAGACTACGTAACTATGGTTGGCTTAGCCAATCAGACAATGGACTAGCTACTGCATATCTGGAAATCTTTAATATTCTTAATGCTAAAGCAGATTCGTTGCTATCAGAAATTGATATTGGTGATATTATCAATCTATTAGGTACTGTGCTTTCTACACGTCGTGCTGCTGAAGCTCTTCTCATGTCTAGAGAAAATCCTCGTTGGAAAGAGTTTGTAAACCTTAAAGCCGATATTAAATCTAATGAAAAATATCATAGGTATCAAAGTAACAACTCTCTGTTATTCTTTAATAAGCCGTCCCATACTGAGCTAACTGCAATCTTTGGCATGTTAAACAAAGGTGGCAATGGGGAGCCTGGATTTGTTAATGCCCAGAATATGCTAGCTCGCGCACCTTGGGCTAAAGGATTAAATCCTTGTTTTGAGATTCTTCTTCCAGATGGTGGAACGTGTAACCTTGTTACAATTGATCTTGCTAAGTTCAAAGATGATATGCAAGGACTACTAAGGGCTACAGAGTTAATTTCTAGAGCTAACTATCGTCAGACTATTGTAGACTTCAATGATGGTATTTTGCAAGAAAAGTGGAACCTTAGTAATGCTCACTTACATCTTTGTGGTGTTAGTCTAATGGGTATTGCAATGCGTCCTGATATGCTGTCTTATGATTATAGACGTATTGAACGTATGAGTACACACTCAGCATACACAATGGCGGAAGAATTGGGTACACCATATCCTAAAAATATTACTGCTTTGAAGCCTGAGGGTACTATTAGTAAGTGTTATGATTCTTCTGAAGGTGTACATACTCCTTTAGGTAAGTACTTATTTAATAATGTTAGCTTTGGAATACATGATCCACTTATCCCTATTTTACGTGCATCTAACTATAAAGTAATGACCCACCCTAGTGACCCTGCAGCAGTAATTATAACACTTCCAGTTAAATATGATGGAGTAGAGTTCACAGAAGTAGACGGTGTAGAACTAAATCTAGAATCAGCAGTACTTCAACTAGAGAGGTACAAGATGCTAATGGATAGCTACTGCCATCAGAATGTTAGTTGTACTATTTCATACTCTATTGATGAGACTGAGGAAATTGTTAACTGGTTGTACAATAACTGGAATTCTTATGTTGCAGTAAGTTTCCTGTTTAGAAATGACCATACTAAAACAGCAGAGGATCTAGGTTACGCATACCTACCACAACAAATTGTAACTCAAGAGACATATGATAAATATGTTGCACAACTTCTAGAGATTGATCTAGATAGTGTTAATAGTGGAGAAGAAATTAGTGGCAACGATTGTGCCACAGGTTCATGCCCAATCCGTTAAAAACAAAAAGCCCGCTTAGATTGCTCTAAGCGGGCTTTTTTCATTCTTTAATATAAGAAATTACATCGCCATGTGTGTCCCTAGTATAGGAAACAACAGCACCTGGAGTATCTCTTAGTTCTGCATAGTTAGGGTCGAACTCAAAAAATATATTATTAACTAGTTTCGCGCACTGAATAACCTTATCATTATTAGTATCTTTAGTAAATGCAGCTTTAACTGCTTCCCACTTTGAATAAGGAATACCAATGGATCTTAATAACATCTGCTCTGTATATTCAGTAACATTAAAATTAGTCTTAATATAGAAGAAAGGTAGTAGCCTAGATAGAGGGTAAATTCGTACGTATGGTACTACTGCCTCTACTACAAATACTCTACCACCTACTACATAAGCAACCCCTACATGATTATAGTCGCTCATTGTACCTAGTCTAATTAGATTTAGCTGTATATTTCTCCAGGAGTCCCACGCTCCACCCTCGGACCAGGCTAGGAGATCACCTGTTTTGATTGTTTGTCTTAATTCTTCATATTTCATGTTCTATACGCCATAATAATCTGTTTACATATCTTGGAACGAACAATATCTTCGTCTAAGAATTCAACTGTCTCTATTCCACTAATACCTTGTAACCTATCAATAGCATCATCTAATCCAGAATCCTCGATATCTGCTTGTTC